TTCATCCGTCGATATAAGAGCAAACATGAGGTCAGCAGTAGCGGGAAGACCAAAACTCTCACTTGTATCAGTAAGATCAACATCACTACTCCCATAGCCAGAACGAGTCGTCTGAGTAGCGGAGACGATAGGTACATTAAATTCCACTGCAAGACCACGGAGCTCTTCCGCAATCGACTTAACCATGGTATATGAATTGACTGACGCATTTCTAAACCTCTGCGATGTACAGATATTTAGATAGTCGATGAATATAATCTCTGGTCTGAATGATTTCTTCAGTGCTAGATCATTTAAGAGTGCTCTGAAGTGACCCGCATGTGCTGACGCAGTGGGGTATTCTTTTACAATGAGTTTGCCTTGTGTCTTCTTAGATAAGTCTGTGATCTTATTCTCAAACATCATCTTAGGCAACTGTGCTAGTGTCTGTATGTCTACGTTGAGGAGGTTTGCGTCAATTCGTTCAGCAATTTTCTCCTCTGCCATCTCCATTGTAATATAGAGTACGTTCCTCCCTTGGAGCAGCACGGAGCTAGCGACATGGCACATGAATAAAGACTTCCCGACACCTGTACCAGCAAGTGCGATGTTAAGAGTCTTAGCAGGTAGCCCGCCTTTTGTAATTTTATTAAAGAAGTCGAGATCAAATGGTACTTTGGTTTCGACTTTGTGATAGCTTTCGTATCTTTCTTCGTAGTCATCTATGTAATCGTGTCCGATATGATTGTCAAACGTTACACCAAGTGCGTCCGATAAGATGCTAGGTATAGCATCAGGACCTTGTTTATCATGAGAACCGTCGGCAATCTTTATGCTCTCCATGAGAGCGAGGTATATGGCACGTTCTTGACACCACTTCTCTGTGGTATCTAGTAACCATTCTAATTCTGTTGCTTCCTTATCAAAGGATTCTAATGTCTGTGTAGTCTGCTTGTATTGTTCATCACTAAGTGTAGAGATCTTCCCTACTTCAATGGTAATAGCTTCAACTGTTGGTACAGCAGAATACTTTACGAAGTATTTATTAATTACGTCGTACAAGATGCCATCTGTTACATCTTCAAAGTATTCGGTTTTAACAAACGGAAGAACCTTCCGAGGATAATCCTCAGTTAACAGTAAGTTCTTCAGTATCAGTGTTTCCACCTTCATACGACTCTTCCTCGATAACGAAATTAAATGATATTGTAGACCTCATCTTAGAGGACTTGTTCAACGGAGCAGCATGTTCTAACCATGATGGAAAGATAATCATGTCACCCTCTTGAACCCATGGGGTTAGGACGTTTTGCTTTACTCCATTAGAAGCAAGCAATGTCTCAATAGGATTGTAAAAGGAAGTTGCCTTATGCTCATTCGGATCGAAGTGAACATAGTATACACCAGACCATTGACCTGGTAGGTGAGTATGTTTCTCTTGCCACTGCTGTGTCTCATATACATTCAACCACAGATCAGTTAGTATCATACTACCATAAGATTTGGATTCTGTCTGGAACTCATCCAACACTGGGGTAAATGAGTCAAGACATTCTCCAATAGGGAATGTACCCGAACCATATGATGTGAACAGGTCACAGTTCCACTGGTCAGGTGTGTTACTTTGAAATTTATATTCTTTATAATGTTCTTCTACTCTTGCTTTAACTTGTTCTGTATCATCTAAGTGATACCTGTAGATGAGAGTGGGAAAAGCTTCTGTCTTCATGATCCGTACTTAAACTCCTGACCTGCTGCCCAGTCTAACTTCTCCATTATTTCGGGGGTGAAGTATTGCTCAGGATCCTTGAGAATAACAGAAGGATAGACGCTAGACTCCCCAACAACAATACGGTTTCCCTTACGTTCAAAAACTCCATACTTCTCACCCAGTTCCAGTAGCCCGTAATATTTGTCAAGTCCACGTTCATCATAGTATAATCTGATACTAACACTTGCGTTCTCCTTTGATAGTCTGCTCTTAGCAGTCTTTGCTTTAATGATATTACCTATCACTTCCTTACCATCTTTCTCTTTAGACTTGGTAAGATATATGATTGTAGACGCAGCGTACTTGAGTCCACTACCTCCACCCATTTCTTTTGTAGGTACATAAGCACCAACCACATCATATGTATGATTAGTCACAAGCATAGGTACGTTTGCTTTACCTAACTTCAACGTCAGTATTCTGAAGATAGCTTTGACTACCTGTGCTCTAGTCATGTCACGTGTATCTTTACCCGCAGCAGAGTCTTCTAACTCTTTACTTGTTGACAACATGCCAAGAGAATCTAATACAAACATCAATGGTTTGCGATCCTTCTCTGGTTGCTCTAGATATTTGTCTAGTATCCTGATTGCTTGAGTACGAAACTCTTGTACTGTGGTGACAGGTACGAGCATCATACGTGTGGTGTCAACGTTACGATCCTCCATCATCTGTTTGCTGATAGCAGCTTCAGACTCAAAGTATATAACACCTGCGTCCTTGTTCTCTCTTAAGAAGTTCTCTACGATACCAAGACAAAAGAATGTCTTACCTGTAGATGATTCACCTGCTATTGCTGTGATCTTATTAGATGGAATACCACCTGTGATACTGCCACTGACCAGACCATTGAAAATATAAGAACCAGTATCTACATACCCTCCTATATCTCCTACTGATCCGTCTGCTAGTATACCTGCATAGTCGTTACCAATTTCTTTAACGACATCTTTCAAAAAACTCATGTAAATAAAAATTCAAGCGTTGAAGTCTTCTCTGTTTCCCATCCTATCACCTTAGTGATGATTTGTAAAGGATCAAGAAAAGATTTTTGGAATTGTGCCTTGCGATCAAGACAATGTTCCAGTCCTAGTTCCCTAGGAAATGTGTTGAGGAACGATAGAACGTTCTCGTTGATAGGGTTAGTGCGATCTACTTTCAAGAAGATATACTTTATCTTTTCTCCTTCTTGAACGAGAGGGTACTTGTTCTCCAGTTTCTTTTTAGCGACATAAAAATTATATAAGAGAGTTCCACGAACATGTAAGGGGCATCCCTTTGAATACACGTTTGTGTCTGATTTGAATTTGCGTAGTCCATTGACTGACCTCGGAAATGCGATGTCCTCTGGAGGTAAGGAATAGAACTTGGTTTTAAAGTCATCAATAAACTTTACAAGTTCGTCCTGCTCACCAGACATCATTATGTTTAGTGCGTCTTTAATTGCTGTACGACAAGGGGCAGGTGTTGAAGACTTAACTGCTTCGATACCCATCATCTTAAGCTTTGGTTGATTATATCTCACCCCTTCACTGTCCCAAACGTTGAGGATGTATCTCTTCTTCGCAGTCCAGATTCCTCTAGCAGCAATGTTCTCACGTTTCATGAACATCTTCTGTTCATAAGCATTACTATACTCTGCTAACTCTTGGTATGATTTGTCAATGAAGGGTTCTATCTTTTCTTTACATGCCTTGTCAAGGAAGTTGACAACCTTCTCCTGACTTACTTCCTGATCACCATAAACTGTGGTAACTAACTTGTCAAGTGACAAGTAGATACTGTCTGTATCACTAGCGATTACATAATCTTTTTCATTAGTATTTAACAACTTATTCAAGTACCCATTTACTTTGTTTTCAATCCATCGTATTGAAACCTGACCTGACAATGTAATTGCTTCGGCATTAATTAAATTATAGTACCTAAAATACTGATTGCCAATAGCACCATAGGCAGAGTTCAACTGAATCTTACGTGCCATCTGTATGTTGTTGTACTTACTGATTGCTTTCTCTAATTCTGTAGAGGGTGCCTTCTCATACTCTTGCTTTGCTATGAGCATAAGCTTCTTACTCTGTACACGTTCATCGTATATCTTCTTCATCATCTCAGGTAGGAAGCCATGTACATCCTTACGATACTGAGCACCATTGGCACACGTAGCATACTTTGGATCTATTTCGCAACTGTTCCCCAGTATCCTCTCAACGCTTGCCGATGGATGTCTGCTCTCACAGAGAGTTTCGGGTGAGATATTATACTGCATAATAAGATGAGGATACAGACTGTTGAGGTCAAAAGAGACCACCCAATCATACTTTCCTGGTATCGGTTCCTTGACATAAGCACCTGCGTATTTTTCGTCTTTGTTTGCTCTCTTAGCAGGAGGTACAACAACGTTCCTCGCTGATAAGAAATTGTAAATCAATGTGTCCCACATTCTAACCTGATAGTACACATCTTTCAAGTTCACCTTAGCATCATATGCTAGAGCGATGGCAAGTTCTATCAACTTCATCTTATCTTCTAGACGAGTTACAAGTTCAACGTCCTTGATGTTGTAGTCAATAAACTTCTGCCAGTCCTTCGTGTAGAAGTCCTTGAAGTTTTCATACTCACTGTGGTCTAACTTCTTCTGTCCTAGTTCTACATTAGCAATGTGATCTAGTCTATATGATTCCTGATTAGTGTATGTGAATTTCTTGTAGAGATCCATGTAGTCTAGTACATTGATCCCGAACATATTATATAAGATCTGGGTACGACCCTTGATCTCCATCTCTTCTCTCTTGACCATGCCCCATGGGGACATCTGTCTCATCTCTTTCTCACCGAATAGACGTTCAAGACGACCACAGATATAAGGTACGTCATACAACTCGCAATTCCACCCTGTAAGAACATCTGGGAAATCAGTCTGCCAGTAAGCAAGGAAGCTGCGTAGCAAATGTTCTTCGCTGTCACAGTAGATAAAATCAACATCCTTACGGGTGTTGTGATAATCCCTCGTTGCGAATACTTTAAGTTTACGTGTCTGAAAATCCTGTACTGTGATCGCCAGTAACGATTCCGCACATTCACGTACGTTAGGAAAGCCATTCTCACATGCGACTTCAATATCAAGTGATGTAATCTTGAGAGTCTTGATATCGTAGTCAACTTCGTTGGAGAACTCCGAAGAAATATATTGATATAAGTAGCGATCATAACCATGTACCTCAAACCCTTCTACATCTTTGTACTTGTCCTTGAAGTCACGTGCTGCTCCGACAGTATCAAATTGTATAGGCTTAGCATATCTACCATCTAGTGTCTTCCAGTTGGTAGGTTTATTACTTACAACGTATAGTGTGGGGGAAAATTTAAACCTACGTTGTATGCGTTGTCCATTTTCATACCCTATGTAGAGTAGGTTGTTACCAACCAGATTTACATTAGTGTAGAAACTCATTTAGTTACCATCTTATACTTGTCAAGAATTTCTTTCTTGGGTTCTAAGATTGTAGCAATAGTATCAGAAAAAATCAACACGTCCTCGTCCACTGTGTGAAGTGGCCAAGGTTCTAACGTGCCATCATCCTTGATTCTATACGGTTGTTCTAGATGAGCAGCAGGTTCCTCATCCAAAGTTTCAATGTTTGTTATCAGGTATATCCCTGACTTTAGTAGGAGGAGTTGCGTTTCCATATTGTTTCTAATTTATGTAAGTCGTTCTCTTGTCTAAAGTATTTGTAGACAGGAACGATATCAAGACCACTGTTATATACGTTACCAATATACATCCAAGGTTTGTATTCGTCAACCCTTATCTTAAAGTAATCAGGACCGTTGAACATGAGATGTTCAAACTCCTGAGTCCCACCTACGAACAGTGGGAACGGTTGGGGAATAAAATTATAGTATAAAGGATTGTCTATTGGTTGGTCAAAAGCTACGATACCAAACTCACCATTGATTTTAGCAGGATACTCTACTACAACTTTGCCTAGAAGAACAGGTCCTTCTATTATAATGGTTTTGCTACCGTGGAATTTATGATCTGTTTTATATGAGAGAACTACGTTGTCGTTGGTATCATACAGGTTTAGTTTCCTCATCCTCGTTCATAATTTTCTCTGCTTCACTGAACATAGTTTCCAAGTCCTGTTCCTCATAACTGAGGTTGAACCTCTCTTCATGTTTCTTGAAGTTAGCATTGTATCTCTCATCATCTATAGCAGAGATATACTGTGTGGTCAGTGCGTCCAGTGGATTGTACACTGTGACCACGTGACTACCTGGTAAATAAAAATCTTTATCTTTACTTAGAGGTGCCCAAGGAAACCACTCAAGTTGATACCCCTGACCCTGTGATGAGTCAACGATGTCAAGTCTGAATGGTTTGTGTAAATGATAACCTAATGGTTTCTCTGTCTCTGGTTCTACTATTTCTTT